TAAAATTGCCATGTGTAAAATTGCCCTCTAATAAGTACTAACTATACAACAAGTACTAACTATACAATAATCTAAGCCTTACGGCACTAACTTAGTAATAACTACTAACTTACAACAAACTACTACTAATCTAAATAAAAGAAAGGATAACTAAGTTATCCACAGGAGAAAAACAATGATTGACAAAGACCAAATTATCAAAGCGCAACAGGAAAAAATTGAACGCATTGAACAGCTACAAGAAGATCTACATAAATTATCCATGCTTGGATTGCTAACAGTAAAAATTTTGGGACTACCTAATGAGTTAGAAATGTCATTGAAAGTAACCCACGACATCTCACATGCCATCAAGGATGTATTGAATGGCATGAGTCCAAAAGAGGCTATTGAGAAGAATATGACAGAAGATGACAAGGAGGAAGAATAATGTTAGACAAGTTGAAAGAATTTTTTGGACTAGATGACCTTTGGGGTGACGACCAATCAAAATCAAACAGCAATCTAATTGATGTCAGAACCCTCCAAGCCGAAAACAAACAGCTTAAAGCCATCATCAAACAACAAAATGACCTACTAAAAGAGCTCTCTGAGGAAAACATGGAGCTTGGACGTAGTCGCAGACAGTACGCTGATACAGTCGCAATGCAACAACGCCTGATTGATGTCTATCAAGACATGGCGGGGTAGGAGGTAGCACATGGACAGAGGACTATTTGGCACCTTTGACTATGATCGTGACTACTTGCAGCCTCCTGAACTCAGGGAAGAACGTGACCCAGCTGATTGGATTTTCAGCGCTGGTCAATGGATCTATGTAGGAGATTGCTAGCCTATGAATAGAGAACACTATGAGGATACCACCTACTGGAGAAAGAGGCAATTAGACACTTGTCATGAGTTGGGCACTATTATCAACGAACAACAGGACAAAATAGTCTCACTTATGAACGAAAACAACCGCTTAAAGCGTGAAAATTGGAACTTAAAACACAACAGAGGTAGAAGAAAATGAGTTATGAACAAATATCAGAGTCAACATACTATCAAAATATGAGCTACTGGAACCAAGTTGCACAAAATTATAGAGCATTAGGCGGTCTAGGAATTTGTGACGACGAAACAGGCGAAGAGCTTTACACAATTTAAGGAGAAGAAAATGACAAATAATCAACTTGTAGAAGCAAAAGGGGACTTTCTGACTAATCCTCAGCTACTTAATAGCGGTATTATCAGGAAGTATCTTGACCCACAAGGAAAAGCTAGCGATGAGGAGCTTGCCTATTTTATAGCTCAAGCCAAAGCCCAAAACCTCAATCCATTTACCAAAGAAATTTTTTTTATCAAGTATGGCAATCAGCCAGCTCAGGTAGTCACTGCCAAATCAGCTTTTGAAAAGAAAGCAGATAGTCACCCACAATTTGATGGTAAAGAGGCAGGCGTAATCTATTTGATGGACGGTGAAATTAAATACTCAAAAGGAGCATTTATTCCTAAAGGTGCTGAAATTCTTGGAGGTTGGGCTAAGGTGTACCGCAAAGATCGTACTTATCCAACGGAAACAGAAGTATCTTTTGAGGAGTACGACAATTCTAAAATACGTGCAAGAGTTAAGGAACTGACACAACAAGGTAAAGATGTTACTTATCCAGTGATGAACTCATACGGCAAGCCAATAGGTGAGAATAACTGGGATACTATGCCTTGTGTCATGATACGAAAAGTAGCTCTAGTGTCAGCTTACCGTGAGGCGTTTCCTGCCGAGCTTGGAGCAAGCTATGAGGCTGACGAAATTCAGCTAGATAACACACCTAAGGACGTCACACCTCAAGAGAGCCGTGAGGACGTTGTGGCACGCAAGATGGCTGAGATTGAGCAATTCAACAAAGAGCAAGCCCACACAGTTCCTGAACCTACTCAAAATGAGGAAGCAATCCAGGGCGAGTTGCTAGACAGTGAACTTGAATATTAGGAGGACAACATGCAAGAATTACAGGTTAAAGTAACACAGGCACAGGTTGAAATAATTGACCGTGAGAAATTTGAGCAGAATATCAATGAGGTTGTGACTAAGTATCAAAATTACACAGTTACAGCTGCAACCATCAAGGATGACAAGCAGACACTTGCTGATCTACGAAAATTAGACAAGCAGGTCTCTGATGAGCGGATTAGGAACAAGAAAGTCTTGTCTGAACCAGCTGACGAATTTGACAAGTATGTCAAGAATGCCATCCAACCTCTAAAAGACATCATCACTAAAATTGCTAGTGATGTCAAAGAGTTTGAAGAACATCAAAAGGCTGTCAGAATTGACACAGTAAAAGGCTACCTAGCCAACAAATCAGCTGAGTATATGCTGGACCCTCGTCTCTTTGATGAAAAGGCCCTTGAGTATGTCAAGGCTGGTGATTTCATGGCTGATGGCGTAACACTGAAAAAAGCCACTATGAAGTCACTTGATGACATGGTGACCTTTGAATTTCAGAAACAGCAAGAATTTGAAAAAGCTAAGTCAGCTATTTCAGGGCTATGTGCTGAGTACGGCATGACAGACTCACCTTACATTAGACAGCTGAAAGACTTGACACTTGCTGAGGTCTTTGAACAAATCAAAGCTGATTATGAGTTTGAAAAGCAAAAGGAAGAACTCAGACAAGCTCAAGAAAGAGCAGAGCGAGCTAGTCAGGAGCTTTTAGCAGCTCAACAAACTCAACAGCAGGAACAAGTTCCAAAATCAACGGAGGCCCCAAATTTTGACCTAGAAACAGGCGAAATCTTGGACGGTGGGCAAATCCCCCAAAATGAGCAGAACGCTCTCAGAGGGGCTGAAAATAGCTCAGATGAATACAACCTAAAAATGGGACTTACTGTATTTTTTAAAACGATTGAGGAAAAAGAACGTTTTAAAAAGACTCTGTCTGATGCTGGTTTTGAACATCAAAAAAACTATTGGGTTCCAGAATTTGGTTGGATCAAACCTCTAAAACAAGAAGAACTCAAAGATAACTTGAAAGTTGGGACGGTGAAACGTCGTGGAAATTAGAAAAGTATCTGACAGTGTATCCATCTATTCAGACGGCAAGAGATTGCAGGTTATCCACAACCTAGGGGATGAGTTCATCCTTGATTTCAAGGTGGGAGAGGATAGTGTCTGGAACCTTGATGGCCAAGTCGTAGAAATTATTGACATGATTGAGCCTGTCTTTAAAGTTTGTGGTTTTTGCTCAAAGGCTGGAGAGGGCATGCAGCGCTTAAAACACGCTATCGTCCACTTTGAAAGATTTGAGCAGTACATCAGAGACAATCAGGATAACCTGATTGTCTGGTGGTACAATCCAGGAGGGGAAGAAAATGATTGATTTTATTAAAGACGCTGGTATGGCGCTGGTATGGCTCTTGCTAGACTATTTTATCGGAGAAAGCAACGCAAGAAAAGATAAAAAATAACCAAAACCAACAAGCCGTGCATTCTTGTAAAACTGCGAACTAGAAAGCGTCAGTAAAGGTCGTGTGACCTGGACGAGCGACTGCCCGTATTTAGCCAATTATCACAAAGGCAGTCGTATTTTTTTGAAATGAATGAAATTAAAGAAAAAGCCTTGGCCAAGTTGCTGGGGGAATTAAAAGGAGACCATGGTCCAGCTGAGGATGCTATCCACAATTGGATTTGTGATCAAGAAGACGAAAAACTCTTTGAAGGAGTTTTGAGTGATAAGAAATCTATCAAAGAAGCCTTAAAATATTGTGCCAACCAAGCTAAGAACTTTAAGTCAGGAACTTGTGCGATGGTAGACGACTCTACTGTATTTGGCTGGGTCTATAAGTATTTTACTGGCAAAACTAAAAAGGTCGAGGCTATCCATGCGACTGTAGTAGTCGGCCAACAACCTGAAAAACCAAAATCTAAAAAAGTCAAAAAACAGAAAAATGTTATTGACGGCCAGCTTGATTTATTTGGTGAGCTAGCATGACAAAAAATCAAAAAATAATTGCTGGACGTTTGAAGCCACCCCAAAAATTCTTTGACTGGTGCTGTTCGCAGATCCCGACCATCAAATGGTCTAACAAATCTCAAACCATTCAGAGCGATCGTGCAGGCTGTAGGGTCATCGAAAAACGTCTGACAAAGTCGAGCAGATTAGACTTTTACGATAAATTCTACAGTTTTGCAATTGTGCTTGTGACGTGCAAACGAATTGAAATTCAATCGTACGGATTCTGGTCGCGATATACGAATGGCAAGCAATCTATCAGGATGCAACTTACAAACTTTGAGCAGATGAGCGACAATCGAGTCATACAACTGACCGAAAGGTACGGAGTCTACACTCCAGGTCTGACTCCTAATTTTACAGGTCAAGGGGCATATTCAGGAACAATATTTTTTGAGAATAATTGGGAGAATAAGATTCGAGATATTTCTGAATTGAAGTATTTAGAATTCCCTTCAGGGATGCGCTATTACCATTTGCCACACATGTATAAATACCGCTCCGAAATCGAGTTTTTGCAGAAAATAAATGCCTGGAGAATGGCCACAGATCTTGCTTATGATGTTATTGATTATGACGGATGGCATGCAAGAAAAGCGGTTGACTGCCGAGTTATCACAAAAAAATGGCTTCATGAAAATAAGCGATTTTTCAAAAACACTGATAGATCCTTCAGAGATTACGAGCTAGAACGTCGCATCAAATCAAGAGGTGGTACGCTTGCTCCTGGGATTGAAAAAGTCCTGACTTATCAAGACATCAACAAAATCCCCAAAGCTGCCAAAATGAACAGATTCCAGAATTGGTTCTTAAAAAACAAAGTTAATTTTAACTACTATGTAGACTATATCAGCATGTTGAACGAGCTCAATGTTTCTATCGATACCGACAATCTCATCATGCCGAAGGATTTAGTCAAAGCGCATGATAATGCGGTTAAGCTACTTATACAACATAAAAGCGAAATCGAACAGCGCAAGTTTGAGAAGCGTCAAAAGACTTTGGTCAAGTATGAGAAAGTTATTGATCAGTATCTCTTTAAGCCAGCGTATAATTCGGGAGAATTGATTTTGGAAGGAAAGGCGCTATCTCATTGTGTTGGAAGTGCTAGATATACTCAAGATCATGCAAACGGCAAAACAACAATCATATTCGTTAGGTCAAAAGATGAACCAGACAAGCCGTTTTTCACTATGGAATACCAATCAGGACGGATTATCCAAATCAGAGGCAAGCACAATTTATCGGCTCCGGAGAATATCCGGCAAGCTGCAGAACAATGGCTGGTAGAAATCAACAAAAATACAAAACACGCATAAAGGAGAAAAATAAATGCTAAATAAAATCGACATCCCAGGAACAAGTATCACACTAGAAATCGTAGATAAGAACATCACGATTACAAACAAAATTGAATATGATATGCAGATGCATTTCAGAAATACGGACGCAGACGCTTCTCTTGATACGAGCGGGGACATCTTTGAGCCGCTCTATTGGCTAGATGTAAAGGCGACACCGAAAGAACCAACAGAATACCATTCGAGCCTAGGAGTCAAGGCAGAGAAGCGGAACCTGACCGAGCTTCAGAAGTTCTTTGAGTTCATTGAGAATAACAAGCGCAATCTCTTTGACCTTTGTGGAATCAAAGGAGAACTGCAATGAAATCTCTGACATTATCGTTAGACATTTCAACTACTGCGACAGGATGGGCCGTATTTCACGGCTCTGACCTTGTTCAGAGTGGTGTCTTAAAACATAAGAGCAAGTCATTCTTTGAACGTGGACGTTTCATGGCTGGAGAATTAAGAACCATTCAATTAAGAGCCTTGCAACATTATGAAGGTCCGTTTGAGTCGATTGTGGTCGAGAAGAACTCAGTCATGGGACCAAATCAGCAGTCTATGATCAGTATCGGAATTGTGACAGGGATTATTCTTGGACGGTTAGTCGCTGACAATGTGTATTTTGTCAACGTGTCGACCTGGCGCAAATACTGGAAGTTCAGCTACAAAGACCGTAGCAAGAAGTCTATGAAGCTGCAGGCCGTTGCTAAAGTGGCCGATGGTTTTTGTCTGAACGTCAAAGATGACGAAGCAGATGCAATCCTGATTGGCTCGTATTTCGTAAGCCATGGTCACGAATTTGGAGACCTGGAAAGCCATAAGATAAGTTAAAGGAGCTGGAAAATGAATAAAGAAGAAGCAAAGCAGAAATTACATAATTTAGCGTTTGCAAAATTGGACACTAAACCAGATGATTTAAAACTTGCGGACGTTATGCAGATTGTTAATCAAATTGACGAACCACAAGCAGGCCAAGCAGAGGAAGCGCCTCGTTATGTCAAGAATATACTTGCACGATTGCGAGAATTGCCACTGCATGATCGTGAAGTTTGGCTAAAGGCCATCATGGGTGAATTTGAGAAAGATTTCAGTCATGCAAAATGGCGCGAGGGCCACGAGGTCGAGAAAGAGAAGAAATACAAAGTAGTTCTATTAAACTATAACGATGGACATTTGAATCTTGTTAATGTCAGGACTCTTGGAGAGAATATTATTTTCTTCACTAAGAAAACACAATTTGACCCAAGAAGTCTTAAACTTACAAAAGCAGAAATAATTTCTTCTGGTTTCGGCTGGGTATTCGATTGTCCAGGAATCAAGATCGAGGAGGTGAAAGATGAGTGACTTTCTAAAAGGTATTGGAGCAGTAACATTGATGTTATCAACAGCTGCAGTCGTTTTTCTTGCTATTTGCGGGCTTATTGAATGGTATTTTACATGGGTATTTTCAATTTTTCCAATCAAACCTTATGGATAAAATAGGACACGAAAGACTATTGCTACAAGATCACGTCTGCAATATTATGAACTGGTCAACAGAACGGGGGATAGATAAGTGTAGCAGCAAAAAACAATTGTATAAAATTGTTGAAGAGGTAGGAGAGTTGACCTCTGCCTATCTAAAGAATGACCTTGATAAATTCATGGACGCAATTGGCGATGTGTTTATTGCGATTACAATTTTCTGTCAGCAAGAAAGTCTGAAAGTTATGGAGTTTTATTATCCGGCAGAATATTGCGCGGATTTCAATCAGGCTCTAAATCGACTAATCTTGTCTACTGCCGATATGTTCACGTACAATTGGCATATTAAATCGATTACAAATATTTTGGGTTCTCTTTCTGACTGTGCTCGCTTGAGAAATGTCTCAATGGTATGTTGTGTGGAAAAATCGTGGAACGAAATCAAAGACCGCAAGGGTAAAATCATCGATGATATGTGGGTTAAGGAGGAGGATTTGGGATGATACCAACATTCAGAGCGTGGGGAGTAGAGAGATATCCTGGTTTAAAACAACCAGCACCCAA